AGCGTACACCATCCACAATAGCCCATGTGAGCCACATTATCATGTCAGTCCAGTTACTAGTCAGGTCTAGTATCTCCGCTATGGCTTCGGCTCTTGGGCCTTCGCCTACGACAGACCAGTTGAGCTTGGCTATACGAGTACCTAGCTTATTGATACTCTCTACTACAGGAGCGCAGTTGTGCATGAGGTTATATCCGTCTGTATCTACGGAGTATATAGGATCATCCCATTGGGCTATACCCCCAGCTTCAAAGAGGCGCTGGATAGGAAGCTCATTAGCTAAGTCCTCTGTGTCACCCTTACCTGTCTTGGCAGTAGTAGTAGGTGGAGAGTAGTCTTCTAGCTGCTTACGTCGCGTCTGCCAGCCTTTGTGGGCTGCGACAGAACGCTCTTGTTTATTGTATGCCATTGTATTCTCTTATAGTGGGACTTAGGTGAACAGTGAGTCGCGGTCTAGTCCAGATATTAGGTATCGGAGGGCATCAGGAGCATGAGACCATTTGTGGTCAGGCTTCTCTGTTTCTCCCCCTTCTCTCCATGTATAGTTGTACATTGCTTCTATTAGTCTTGGACACTCTGATGATACGAACAGGTGTTTGTTATTGATGCGGTGGGATACCATGTCTATGCCTTCTTGTACATTCTTATAAGCATTGATGGGTCTCCAGCCTAGGTTCTTCATGTCTGCGTGGTCTCTTGCACTGTGATCTGCGAATACAGGCCATCCTTCACGGTACATCTTCTTCATTGTAGGAGAGTGGTCTGTAATGGTGAGGCCGGGTTTATAGTATTCTCTTGTGATGTATAGTATTCCACGGTTATCTACTCCACCTTCTAGGAACACTAACGGGTCTCTGATACCTAGGTCGAGTCCGTAACCCCATGCTCTTATATCACTCGGTATATTTGCAGGAGCAACTATTAGTTCTGGCCCCCACGCCTTGTACACTGCGCCGGACAGGGAGATCATCTCTCCTAGCATCCATCGTGAGTGTTCATCTGTGCCTACTGGGTACTTACTCTCCATCCTAGTTACATAGTCATCAGGTAGGTTGTCTTCATTCATGTATGTAGATACTTTGTATCCTACATGCTGTGCTATTGGCGCGACGAAGAAACGCTTGGCTAGGAAATGGCCGGGAGGTACTGGGTTACATGATGCAAAGATGCGACGGGAGCCTACCTTGCCACGCACACCATCAATAAGATAGTCCCACTTCTCCTCAGTCGTGTTCCTACCGTCCGCTTCATCTATGAATGCTGCATCCCACTCAGCACCCTTGAGGCTTGTCTTGTCCTTCTCGAACGTCAGCATTGTTATGCTGCTGCCGTTCGGAAACAGTATCTTCTTGTCTTGCTTCTTATAGTAGTAAGCACAGTTGATGTCCTTGAGGAAGGAGAACAGTGCCTCTAGTGTTGAGTCTCTTAGCTGTACGTGATCGTTACATACCATACATAGTTTAGCACCCGGATAGTCACAGGCTTCTATGTAGGCGGCGGTACACAGAGTACGTGTCTTACCTGAACCACGACCCCCGTGAAGGAGTATGTTCTTGGTAGCGTCCTGTAGTACTTCGTATTGGTAGTCTACTAGTAGCACTTACGCTTCCTTAGGTTCCTTGGTAGTAAAGGTTATACTAGGCATTGTTTGTGCGCCGCCAGCCATAGTTTCTGTCCAGCCATCTCTACACTTGAGCCAGAATATAAGACTTGTTTGATAGCGCGGGTCATCTAATGCGCGTAGGGCGCATAGGCCCGCTACCTCTTTAATCTTATCAGCTATGACTAACTTAGCGTCCTCGTACTGTGACAGAACATCAGGAGAGTTGTTCAGCCAGCGTTTGAATGTACGGTAGGAGACACCACCCTCTTCTGCGGCTTTACACACAGGAACACCCATTTCTACTAGCGACAGTATATAGTCAACTCGTACTTGGCGTTGCTCAGGGCTATCAGTTCTTACTGCTTTGGGAAGTGGAGGTAGCGGGGGAATCTGCATAGTGTGTCCTGTTGGGTTACAAGACGTGTATCGACAACAATGCACCATGCATTTCTTATGCATGATGCATCAGCATTAGAGTAGGCATTACTCTAGGTTGTTTGTATCATTCTGTTCTGCGTCGTGCTTAGTACTGCGTCTGTGGTAGTTCAGGGGCAGACTTATAGCTTCCTCAAAGGACAGACCCCTACGATGGATACGCGACCACAGCGTATCCTTATTGAAGCCTAGTTCCCTCTCCCAAGCACTGATGGATAGAGTCTTACCATCGTGAGTGAAGTAGCGGGCAGTTAGGGAGTCAGGGTTTACTAATGCTTCACCCCTTATACCTGTCTGGTAGCGCCTATGTACAACACCAGACTTGAGACCGTGGTTCTCTGCGTGTTCTGATAGGCAGGCAGTAACACCGTTGATAGTTGTTATTACATTTACACGGGTGTTACGCATGTTCTGTGTAGCTGTAGCCCATCGTACATTGTCAGGGTAGTAGCTGTCTGAGTTGTCTATGCGGTCTAGTTGTGCTTTGGGGAAGGGGCGCTGACCCATATCGTCTACGAATCTATCGAAGTCATGCCACTCATCACACACTACAATGCCACGACCCTTATAGTAACTGCTTGAGGAGTGATCGTCGCGGTAGCAACGGTTCATCATGTTCATCCACGTCACGTATGTAGGGTTGCTGGTTACGCGAACACGGTAGGCAGGCTGTGGTTTGTCAGTAACTTTAGACCACGACGTATAGTTCTTGATGTTGTATATAACGTTCAGAGAAACATCGTAGTAGCTTGCTATGGTCTTTACGTCGATACCATTCTCAATATAACCACGGATAGTTATTACATCCATCTCTCGTAGATGCTTCCTAGGCTTGTTCTTCCGACTCATCTTCGGCTTCGGTGTCGGGTTCGTCACCAGTTGCGATGCCTCCGATGTAGTCATAGATGAGTTCTTCTGTGTTGAGTTCCCAGACGTGTTCTGTTCCGTGTCCAGCCCATGTGATAATGGTTGGGGGTTCACTACCGACCTCGATGACTTGGTATGATCCATCGCAGGGTCCGCCTCTGATGTCAATTCTGTATCCTGACATACTTCTTTATCGGGTTTATCTATCACTGTGCTACTCCTATAGTTAGTATGATCTGTCGTTCTGATGGTGGTAGGTTTAGTTGGTCTTTGACGAGGGCGATGATCTCATCCAGTTCGCCTGCTGTCAGACCTTTATGTTTGTATATCACGGGGTTGTACTCAACACCTTGATTATCAGCACACTCTAGGATCATAATGTAAGCCCCTAGAGGTATGTAGTGATAACGAAAGTCAGATAGATGTTTAGCTAGTAGGGTGTCTATTGTCTTAGTTCCTACTCTTCGGTCTGGTCTCAACTCTGCCTCGCATCTTCAGCGTCTAGTCGCTCCCACTCCTTCTGGAACTCAGATTTATCTACGCCTGCCACTTGTATAAAATCAGTACGGAAGTCATTGATTGCAGCCTTTATGTCTGCTGGTGTCGTGCTGTCTATTGCCAACTGTAGTACGCCTAACTCTCGTGGTGTTAGTTGTTTACATGCACGGCGATACTTAGATTGCCGTTCAACACCGGAGCTACCCCATGTGCTATTATCAAGCATTATCGCGCAGGCAGCCTTATACGCAGCGTCTAGTAGATGGTCGCGTGATTCTGCTTGCACTGCTCTGTGTGTGTCCCAGTCCATTACGCTATCTCCGTCTGGGCTAGGTAGTCTATGAAGGAGGTGACTGTCTCGCTACCTTCTGACCCGTCTGGGTACTGGAGGCTGGTGTTGCAGCGTGCGTCGAGCCAGCAGACTGTTTGGTCTTCGTGGGTCGGGTACAGTTCTTTCATTTCGTTCTTTCGTTTTACGTTCATCATCATACTATCATTATAACAGTAATCGGCATCAAAGCAACGATTATACTGAATAAAAATGCAATTATTTACTTAGGGAATCCCCTTGCATTCTACACGAGTCTGTGTTATCCTTGGACACTTTATAAGACATATATAGTAAGTAAGAGTTACTGACTCTGCTCTGGGTCAGAGGCTGCCCCAAGGCAAAGCCGAGAAGACCCAGCAAGAGTAGATGACTATAGAGTTAGTAATAGTGTTGTTGTCACTATGATCGCTTGCCTAGAGGCGCGATCAAGACAACTAGACTTCATACACTTTGGACAGTGTTTCTTGATAAGCACAGGTCTTAATCATGTAATCGAGTCCTGTGAGTGCTTGGCGCTTCTTGATATAAGACTCGGCGGCATCTAAAGAAGACAGGGAGTCCGCCTTTACCCAGCGTGCTCCCTGCATCCTGTACCATACTTCAAACCAGTTGTCCTTCTTTGGTTGCATGTTAGGTAGACTGCTTGATTAGTCTGATTGTGTAGCCGTTCAGGGTAAGGGTTTGTGTGGCTGTAGCCCCATCACTCTTGACATCTAGGCTGATTGTCTTAGTGCCTGTAACATCTGTAGCTGTTGTGACCCAAGACGTAGCAACACCAGAGCCTAAGGTGGCTCCTGCTGCTCCGCGTCCTTGCTCGATGTTACCTGATACATTAGCGGAACCAGAAGAAAGTACAGTACATGTGATTTTGGTGTGGTATAAGGCCCTGTCGGTAGCACTTGTAGATACTGAGAATAAGCCACCAATCACGAAGGCTATACCGCCTATGTTGTATGTCTGTGTGTACTTTCTGGTGGCACCGGAGTTATTCAGTACAGTGAAGAATGTCTCAATCTGTATGATATCACCTGCGGCAATACCAGTAAGGCTCTTACTTAGTATCTCAACATCCGTGAGTGTGTTGACAGCAGTATCGGCATTCTCAGAGTCAGCAAAGGCTACAGAACCACCGACAGGTGTGCTATATGCTCCCGTACCATCAAGGAACTCAGTAACGACGTTCGATAGTTTAGGTAGTAGTCCGTGTGCAGTGATACTTGCGTTCAGGGTTGTTACGTCTGTGGGTGTGCCGAATTCATCAAGTAGAATCTCATCACTACCACCAGACTTGTGTGAAGCCTCGTGCGCGAGAGGAGTCTGACCATCAGCCAGAAGGCCTGATAGATTCAGTACTGATATTTCATCCCCACCACCATTCTCGTGAGCAGATGCGTGCAACTCAAGCGGCTTAGTAGCCAGTTTGAGAGGGGTAATCATTGTAGTGTCGTTCGTACCTGCGTCAGTCTCAACCTGTGTTGCAAGCTCTGCACCTCCCTTGAGTATCTCTGTAGCCTGTACTGGGAGCTGGTCGTCTGCTAGTTGTCCCGAGAGACCTGCAACGCTAATCTCATCACCCCCACCATTCTGGTGTGAGGCTGCGTGAGCTGATGGCGCACCGGAAGGTGGTACTGAGTAAGCACCTGTACCATCAAGGTATTCAGTAACCACGTTTGATAGCTTAGGTGTTAGTCCGTGTGCGGTTGTAGATACGTTGAGTGTGGTTACATCTGTAGGTGCGCCCAACTCGTCTAGGAGTATCTCATCAGAGCCACCGGACTTGTGTGAAGTCTCATGTGCAAGTGGAGTCTGTGCGTCAGCAAGTAAACCACTGAGATTCAATACAGATATCTCGTCGCCGCCCCCATTCTCATGGGATGCTGCGTGGGTACTAACAGCGCCGAGTACAGAAACACTGCCGGTTGAGTCTTTCACAGACCAGAAGCCATTTGCAGAATCGACAAACAGAGTCGTTGTTCCTGCTGGTGGTGTTGGTATGGTACTAGATGCTACTGCATCGTATTCTGAATATGCCATGTTTATGGTCTCCCAAGCAGAACTGCGCCTGCTATAAGTCTAATAGAACCGCCAGCTTTTATCATAAACCTTCTAGGCATTGGATAAAACTCCAGTTCTTCAAGTCGTAAGATGTCGCCGGACTCTAAAGTGTGTACAAGTGTTGTTCCAGATGCTACTGGTGCTACGGCCTCACCACCACCGCCGCCACCAGTTCTACCACGAGGGCCACGTTCACCCTTCTCGCCTTCTTCACCCTGCTCACCCATAAGAGCCATCAAGTCCCAGAAGGTGTCTTCGGTAGGTAGCTTACCAGTAGAGGGGACGGTAGCTATGTATGAGCTGCCCTCAAAGGCAACTACATCGTTTACCACGTAAGCAGTAGCCAGTGACCACTCACTACGCCATGTAAAGGAAGTACCTGACTCACCGTCTGTACCATTTACAGCAGCCTTACCAGTAAGGCCCTTGGGACCACGCGGCCCTACAAGGCCCGTGGGTCCAACCTCACCCTGATCGCCCTTCAGTCCTATCTCACCTACGTTACCAGTGAGACCCTGCATTCCCATCTCGCCTATATCACCTTTGATACCTTGCTGTCCTACTAGACCTTGCTTACCAGTATCACCTATAATTCCGGCCTTACCAGTAATACCCTGTAGGCCAGTGTCTCCGGTGTCACCCTTGGTGTGAGTGATAGGTTTGATGAGTGAGCGTCTGGAGTCTACTACATGGAACCCTACACTCTCGTTGTACTTCAGTGAGGTGCCGGGATCAAGTTTGTAAATCGCCTCGAAAGAGACCTTACCCTTCCTACTGTATATGCGAACACGTACCTTGTGGGGTACGTTGTCGTAGTTTCTGCCTTCCATCAATGTAATAGTCTTGGCTTTGGCGGGCTTGATAACAAGCGCCTTAGCCTTCTTTACTACTGAGGTAGCATTATTGATCTTGAATTTGATGCCTGCTTTTACAGCATCTTCTAGGACGGAGACCTCTAGTCTCTCGTGTGGGAGTATCTTCATGTTCTCTTTCTGAGGTTCTTAACTTCACATTAACCTCTGTACACTTCTATCGGTTAGGCATCTGGGTCTATAAAGTCTTCCATAGCTTCATAGATAGAGTCATCAGCCTTTACGCCCTCTTTCCATATCACCTCTATGTCCTCATATACATAAGGACGCGAGGCTTGAAGGGAGCATATCTCATAGCCTAGTGTTGTAAGGTAATCGTGTAAGTTATATAGTCTCATATTAACACCAAAAAGTACCGTATATAGTAGCGTGTTGTACGGTTATAGGAGAGGTCGTAACACTCTGGTATGTCACGTTACCGTTTAGGGTGGCCTCATTCATATAGAACGTGTGTGATCCTACCTCAGTACTAGAGTTCTCACCTGTACCATAGTGCATGTGAGTGTGTATCTGACCATCACCCATAGTGTGTCCATCTGACTCACCATAATAGGTAGTCGTGCTATCCAAGCCAAAACCTATGCTACTTGAAGCATTAGTTGAACCTTCTACAGTACATGTACCTGTTATATCAATAATGTTTATACCCGCCCTACCTATCGTCGCTTCACATTGAAAGCCTGAACCAGCCCAAGCCCGTATGACAGAGCTGTTGTATGTGTGGTCTGCTAGGTTACTAGTAACGTGTATACGGCGAGGTACACAGTTGTAGAAGTTACACACATGCCTACTGGCACGTCCATCTCCTATCACTGCATTACCACCGCTATCCTGTGTTCTAACTGTACCTATGTAACGGCGTGTCCTATCACCATTTTTAATCAAACCAAGAAGTACATCACTCACGAGAGCATACCCACGAGAGGTGAGACTAGACCATGCTTGTGTATCTAGTTCAACGGAATCTAATTCTGAGTCCCAGTAGGCATATACATCATATACGGTATCCACTAATAGAGTACTGGTTTGTAGTTGGGTTCTAACTTGCCCTGTGACATTATCAGCGTACAAGTGACAGACACGTAGGGTATCAATTCCGGTTGTGTCTGTGCAGAGTAATATATTGTTAGATGAATAAGGGGTGTAGTACAAAGTAGTAGCAAGAGCCGGTGCTTCAAACAGTACATTCGTTTGAGTACCATTCATAGTCAGACGGCCACCAACAACACCCGTAGAGGCCATAGATTGTAGAGTAGCCTTGGTCTTGCCGGTCCCACCGTCACAATCCTCAAGGATTATGTAAGCATCCTCTGTAGCAAGCGGTACTGGGTCTGGGTAGCCATCAACTGATGTCTCAGAGCAGATGTCAAACTTAGCAGACACCCATTCAGTACCATCATACCACTTGAGTTCGTTAGAGTCGCCGGAGTCAATCATCATCATACCAGCTTGCGGGTTGGTATTCAGAGGGTTGGGCGAGATCATAAAGTGGCCGTCGATCTTCAGGCCAAGCTCAGTATCAGGTAGTCCACCTTCGTAGCCTGTGTAGCAGAGCCAGTGTTCGGTCGCGTTACCAGACACTAAGTCCATACTGAACATACCGCCCTGATTAGGAACAGTATCACCCTCAGAGGGAGAACCGAAGGCTAGGTTAGCTACCGCGTCATCACCAGTACTACCGTCATCACGCTGGGAGTTATATAACAACACCGACACGTCTGAGATAGAAGTAGGCCACTTGGCATCACCGTTCTTGTCGTTACCTCTGAGCATGTAGTCCTGTAGCTCAGGTGAGTGGAACGATAGGAAGCCACGGCCTGTACCCTCATGGATAGCATCCATGATGGAGTCCTTCTCCCCTGTGCGTACTTGGAAGTAAGGCTGCTGTGTATATAGAGGCTTGTCCGCGTTGAATAGGTACAGTGGAGTCAACCCACCAACGATAGGCTGAGTATCCTCTTTAATCTGGTCATCCATCTGGGTCGTGATCATGGAGTAACCAGTACCACACTCCTCTGGGGGTCCTGTAGTTGGCTTCACAGGTTCCTTTATCGCAGGTGTCTTTGAGATACCTGGAGCCGGAGCTATAGAGGGGCCACCTGCACCTGGACCCGGTGTGCCTTTAGGTACAGGGACAGCAGTCTTACAGTGTGCAGGTACTGTTATGTAACCCGGATATTGTTTAACAAAGTTCTCTACGCCGTGCTGTGTTGTGATACCAGATGCAGGTAAGCCCGGATACCATTGTGAGGACCCATTGATTGAACCAGATGATAGGAATACAAGGCAGTTCGTAGGATTGAAAGTTAAATATGCGCCCATTATTCTTGTCCTCCCACGAAACTAAGTGAGTTATCCATACGTCCTAAGTGAGAATCTGCTCTAGGCTTGAAGTACAATCCAGTCGTCTGCATCTGCTTCTCTACTATGACCTTACTCTCTGCATAGCTTCTATCGGGGTTACCGTTTACATCCGATGTAGTGCGATCCTTAGTAGTCTCACAAGGCGGTGTTTCTTTGACAGGGAGCTTGACGAACCAACGCCACAACCCCCTCTTATCTCCACACTGAAATGGATGCTTCTTATTGGCATCATAGTGTAGGTGTACTTCGTAGTCGTTCTTACCGTTCTGTACAGGCGGGTAGAAGTCCTCGTGGAAGTCAAGAGGAGCCGTGAAGGGCATCTGAGAACCTCGATAGTATGCTCTGGTATCTATTGCGCCAGCAACGAAGTCACCATCAGCACTCTGACTGAGTAGGTGCTTGGCAGCGAATGAGGGGATGAACGGTCCACTAGCCTGAAACGAAAAGGCCGCATCCACTCCACCAGCGAAGTGTACAGGTAGGAACCCCTGACCTTCTGGGCTGGCTGCACCGTTCAACATGATTGTGTATTGGTCTTCGACCCCTGCATACTTACTACAGTGTGGTTGCCACGTCTGCACTCTGAAGATGGTATCAAGGCCGGCTCTACGGTCAGGATCAGCAGAGCTACCCTTTATGTCAGATACGATACTAGATAGGGTAGGAGCTTTGTCTGGGTTCCAGTGAGCCGTCAAGTCTGAACCTTCACCGCCTCTACCACCAACTATGAATGCTATTTTGTCGTGTGTACCGTGACCACCAGTGGATACTACTATGGCCTGATCTCCAACCTTCGGAGTGCGGCCGACAGTGTGAACCATCTCTCTTCTGAAGTCATGGTCAGGTGCGCTGTGCGTTAGAAGTGGGAGCCATTCATCGTTACCCATGTACTCAGCGGGCATAGCGAATGACCATGAACCCCAAGCACCACGCTTAGTAGTATCGACGTGCTTCCAAAACAGGGTATTACCCGGCTCTGTGAGGCGCTTGGACTGGAAGTCACCAAGCGACTCTACTGTCTCGTCGTACTTAGTTACACCACTGAGCAGTACACCACCACGCGCACTCTTAGGTATACCAGTGTCCGCGTCAAGGGCCATAAGGCCTGTGGTCTGCATGGAGCTGACTTCAAAACTCATCTTATTATCCTTACAGGTAGTCCGTCCAGCTTCAGCCTATTAGTGTATACAGGACGTACTTCTGGCATTACTACCCACTTCACTTCAACACTGTGGGGTCTCTTGCCACCTATGATTATCGACATGGAATGGATGTTGCCTCTGACCCACTTCTCGCCATTGACTATTGCATCAACACCAGCAGTAGTGAACACACCTGCCTTACCGTCCTTGAAGTTGCGCTTGATCTGCTTAGTGACATCCTCTGCCCGCAGCTCTAACTCATCCTTGTTCGATAAGGTGACATCATCTGCTGTCATTGCGCTTGCGTTCTCATAGTTGTAGTTAGCTGTCATGTCGGAGACACGGTATACCAACTCAGGTACTTCGCCCTCACTAAAACCAGTGTTAGTCTCAGAGTGCAGGCGCGTTACATCTAAGTCAGACCTATCTTCTAGTAGAAGGCCATGATAGATGATCTTGAAGAACCAACCCGACTTGACCTTCGTCTGTCCTTGTGTTGGTAGGACGTGGTTGTCATCTGCAATATCTACAGCATCACCAACTCTCATAGGAGTAGTGGTGTGTCCTGCTAGTAGCTCACGAGCACGCGCAAAGCCACCTATCTCAGGTAGCAAGAATATCATAATCTCACCAGCATCGTTCATGGCTAGTGTAGCGTTCCAAGGCACGGCACGAGTGAAGGTGAAGTTTACGTTACTAGAGATGACTGTTTCCCAGTACTGCTTCAACTTCATACCCTTACCAACACGGGTAAACTTATGTACGAAGGCATAAGGCATATATACACAGCGAGTAGTTCTAGTAGAGCCGTCGTACTTGAGGTGTCCTATTGTTATATCCGACATGCCCTGTAGGCCCTTGTCATCAGAGATACGGAATAGCTGTCTGAATGAGGAGCGTATGAATCCCTCTAGTTGATCCTTCGCTGCCAGTACCACTGCGTCATCGTTGTCTGTATCAACATCTACTACACGGGGCTTGTACCACCTATCCAATACGTTCCTATCAGAGATACCACCTTGACGTTGTATCTCAGTGTAGAACTCTGTAAATCCGAATATCTCACCATTACCGCCTGCTTCTGGTATCACCATCTCGATAGGTATATCATCGCTTGCTGATGCGGTAGCGCTATCCTCGTAGTCGAACTGGCGTTCGATACGTGTCTCAAACTCACACGTTATCTTCTTAGGCTTCATCCAGTGCTTGTCTACATCCATCACTGAACCCTCAACGCCTACTAGGTTCTGTAGGTTGACGCTGGCCTCTGACTGTCTATCTATGATAGAGACAGAGCCGTCTGCATTGATGACTGGATCACAGTGAATAGGGTCTAGTAGTAGTGGGAGCATCTGATCCCACTGCGCTGATACGAAACCACCCGCTGACGAGTTACCTAGGTTAGCTGGTAGACGTACGAACTTAGTAGAGCGTTGTAGTTGCTTGGCCTTAGTGTACTTCAATCCAAACTTCTCGATAGCATCTATGGCCGCCTTGATACAAGTCCACTCCCTACCACCATCAAGACTCTGCTCTCTAAAGGCTGGGTCTGTACTCTGCTCAGTAGTAGCTATCTCTATGTTGTATTCAGCGGTTACACGAGTCTCTCTCGCTACCTTACGGTTATCTTCTAGTACCAGCTTGTATATGCCCGGTCCTGCTGCGGCTGAGTAGGTTATGTGCCACTTCTCAAGCTCTAGTGTCGCCGGATTACCAAACTTATCAGGTGAGGTAATAGATATAGTGACTGGGTTCTTCAACTCATCAAACCTAGTACGTCCTTCTTCTTCATCACGAACCATCAGTTCAAGGGATGAAGGCTCCGTTCCTCTGTTTATAACGAGTACGGTAGGCTTGGCGAGGTCTAGTGCTATACCCTCTAACTTGAAGCTGGTTTCAAATGACATCTATTATCCTGTTGTTGGACCACGCTTACGCGGTGTTCCACCTGTACGCAGCTTGAAGCTCCTAAATACCTTAGATAGAGTCTGTGTGTAGACAGGACCAATCTCTTTGCGGTCTATAGGGTTAGATATGCTCTCGTCACTGGTTACCTCTATGTACCTGAACCCACCGCCTGCTGAAGGGGGTGTTACTGTCAAGGTAGCTACGTTGACCCCAGTACGTGTTACAGTAATAGATACCGTCTTGACCATAGGCTCTGCGCCTGTCTGTACTATGTCGTATCCATCCGAGTCCTTCCAGCTATTGTAGTCTAGTTCCTCGTGGGTGCTGGTTATACGTGAGTAGGCGAAGACTGTAGCGTTCTGTGCTATGAAGCTCATGGCTACACTTACTGTTCCGGCCTTCTTATCCCATGATATACCCTCATCAAGAGGGCCAACAACACCTGTAGCGTTAGCATTAGCCTTGATATCCCCTATTACTGAGGCTCTTATTGTAGTCCACATAGCTCTAACGTCGTCTGTAGTAGCTATAACCTTGTCTACACTGAAGGAAACCACTGCGCTTACAGCCATAGGGTGATCGCCTGCCTCTGTATCCTCAGGCCAATCAGGTAGTTCACTGGTGTTCATTGCTATTTGGAAGTTACGGATGTCGTCGTCGTAGGACTTCTCCACCCACTCTGCGTTCAACACGGTAGTAAGTACGTCACCACTATCTTCTACAGACTCATTCGTAAGAACAAGTCCAGTAGTACCATCCCTAGTACCATCAGCCCCAACACCAAGAAGGGAGAGTAGTCCGGCTCTAGCTGCATCGTACACTTCCTGTGGTGTGTCTGACTCACCTATGCTGGCAGTACCAGTATCGGTTGAGGTGAAAGTAGTCTCTGTGCTTATTATGTCGGTGCCTGTATCTATTGCAGTGATTGTGTGTGTAGAGTCGTAGTTCACTGAGGCGGATACTATTAGCTTCTGTCCCGCCTTGAACGTGAGTCCGGTTAGGTCGCCTGCACCGAACTGGAAGTCAGCCTTACCTGCTAGATCAGCTACGGATACGAAGTTGAAAGGACCGTAGGCCCCTGCATCGTACAGTAGACCGAAGGTAACTGTTAGTATACGTGCCTCTGTGCGTGCGTCGGAGTACACTTTCATCAAGCGCCACTCACCAACCTGACCCTCAAACTCTACTACTGGGTCCGCCGCACCTGAACCACCACCAGAAGGTATGGTTATTACGGTAGTAACTGTGATGAACAAGGTGAATGGCATACTAGTAGCAGTACCAATGCGAGTAGTATCGCCTGTTATGTATGTTATGATCCCTGTAGTCTCGCCGTCGCCAGTAAAGAACTCTTCAAGGAAGCCAGAAGCAGAGCCATCTATTGAGATGACACAGTGCTTGTCTCTAGTGTTACATGCATCCTTGGCCGTCTGCCACTTAGTCTGTAGGTCTTCTACACTAGTACCAGTCAAGAGACCACTGAGAGACACCTCACGGGTAGTACCACCAATGTTGGTGTCACCTATTTGTCCATGTAGTCTACGGCCATCTGCACCGTTGATCTCCACACTATCTATTGTTACTGATACGGTCATTACTTAATCTCCGAATATGTACGAGCCTATGAATCCTGCTGGTCCTGATAGCTTGAGTGCTAGGTCTAACGCACCACCACCATCGTCAGGTCCGTATGGGTTCACATCCCTGTTGGTAGGGAAGGGGTTACTCTTCTCAAAGTTCTCCCCTGCCTTGTCTATAGCGGGTCCTATGAGGTTCTTGAACACTGAGTCCTTCAGGTCACTTCTTGATGCGCCGGACAGACCCAAGCCCTGCATACGAGTGGCGACATCCTTTGATTGCTTGCTTGTAGCTTCTCTAACCTGACCCATTAGCTTAGCGTGTGATTCACCCCATGCGAATTGGTCTACTCTCAACTGCTTGTATGAGTCTGCGTTCAACCCAAGCTCGTCTCTCAACGACTGACTGACCATATCGAGAGCCATACCATATGCTTCAGCATTCTGATCTTCCATGAACAAGCCCACACCACCTTCTAGTATAGCTGCGGGTAGGGCGTACAGTACAGTGTAGGATAAAGATCCCGCCTTGACTGCTATCCTATCCATCATAGCAGTGAGACCACCCTTCAGGTAGTTCCCATCTGGTATCTCATCGGTAAGCATTAGCTTCTTATAGTAGTCATTGCGCGAGGTAGCCATCTGGTTAGTAGCTTCCATCAGCTCTAGTACACCTGTGACCACACCGATAGTAGCGCCTAGCTCTTTGATAGGACCAGACGTTGCGAAGTTGAGTGCCTTGGCTCCACCTCTAGCTACTCCCTTAGCGCCTGCGATAGCAGCCTGAGCCGTCAGCTTAGCTGCCGCACCTACCCTACGGGCTGATCTGGGTAGTATGTGATCGTTGGACGGTCTCATTTGGGAGCTGAAGCTACGTGAGCCTAGTGGTGCATCTAGTACAGGGTCTCTTACAAAGCCACCAAGACCAGAGCCTTGTTGTATGCTGCCCGGAAAGGTAACCATAGCGTTAGAGTAGGCCTTCGGTGATCTCTTCTTGAATTGGATCTTCTCTGCTCTATTGATTAAGTCTCTAGGGTGAGCATTGACATCAGCATCAGCCATGTTGATGAGCGTCTCACGCATATGGGCAATATAGGTTCTTTGACTGCGCGACAAGCCTACACCATCAGCGATACGTAGACCGGGGTTAGACTGCATGAAGTTATGACCAATACGAGCAGATGTTAGTTCACCTTCCGGTACACTGAAGCCCCTAGCCATAGTGTTGAACTCGTGGAGCGTCAGGTTCACACTCTTAGAGCTAATGGTAGACCCAGCAGATACAACTGAACGAGGTGATACCTTAGAGGCAAAGCCAGCCCCTAATGCTCCTGCGGCTACCACACCACTAGCATCCAAGCCGCCTATGCCCCCAACACCACCACGGCCAACAGCAGCAGCTCTAGCCTCTAGTTGTGCTAGTCTAGCTCTTGCAGCCTTGTCATCTATTACTAGTTTTATGGTTACGCGCTCAGCCACTTAGGACCTCTCGAACTGTGCTGTGAAGCGGTACGTCTTGACGAGTACCATGATGCTCTCATCTACACCTATCGCCTCAAGGTCATCATCGCCTGCATTGAATATCTCTATAGTAGTATCGTACTCAAGGGCAGTCATTAGTAGTTCGCCGAGATCAAGTATGTTGTGTGTAGTCTCTTCACCAATATGGTCTCTAGGGTGACTGGTTAGTATGGCTACTGAGAACTGTCGAGTCCATATCTTACCGTTGTGAGGGTCTAACGAACCACCATTGTCAAAGATAACAGCAGCAGGCCAACGAGGTATACTCAGTAGGCGCTCTACATCTAGGAAGGGGGCGACCCATACACGAAGGAACGCAACACTGCCGCCATTCATCACGGCTTCTGTGCGTGTCTTTACGTCTGATAGGAATGTGCTTACTTGTCCCATGTGTCTATCCTTATGCTATAACTGGTAAGCTCGCTGCCTCACCATAGAGGAAGGGAGCGTTGTAACTAGTATCCCATAAGCCTGTTATGGACATAGCTGCACCAGCTAAGTGTGGCATACGTCTGTCCCATGTGAGGTTGGTCAGGGGTGTTACAACACCACGGGGTATGTAGAGTGTAGGCTTACTAGTATCTACTGTTCCGTCATCATTGATGGGCCGGATCAGTAGTTTGTGTGTTTGGCTAGAGCCGAGTAAGTCACCTACGTTGTATCCCGTAAACCCATGTACCGTATCACTATCATTAACCTTATTGAACAGTAAGTCTGTCAAGTCAGCGGACATCTCTGTCATGTGTATCAAGTAGCTTACATTCATCCCTAAGAAGCGTGTGTCTACCAGTGCGGTGCCTGTAGCGTGCTCTGTAATACTCTCTGTATCCATCGAGGTTGAGACTATGTGTGAACTAGATACCAAGCCTAGGTCAGTACCACCCGTACTATAGTTAGTAGGGGTTAGTATTAGTCTTCCCTGTGCGGGATACTGTCCTGTGTCTAATGCCATTATCTAATCCTCATCTGTTGTTCTACGGCCTTCTTCAGCTCAACACTCAGTTCAGCTATGTCTCGCTTAGTTATCACTACTACTTCTCTCTTAGGTATACTCTTAGTACCGTTCTGATGGTAGATAGCGTAAGTGCTATTACTACCTAATACTACTGATACACCACTGGCCTTGAAGAACATACTATTCATTAGAGCGCCGGTCTTAACTAATGGTAGTCTAGTACCTGTGCTAGGACTCAACGGAACCCACCTCTTACCCCCATGCGCTTGATGACCACCCACAGCGAAGGCACGCTTCAGCCTAGACTTCTGCTTAGCGCCCCACCGTGATAGTATCTGAGGAATGATGTCAAAGGGATTAGCCATTGCTTACTCCCTTATGTGTCAGTCGAGCTATCCCATGTTGAGTCAGGGTAGCGTAAGTTAAGTTTATCGTTGTCAGGACCGTCTATTACAGGGGTGCTGGCTTCCTGCCTCAGACCCTTAGCATACGATTCCATCTCCGCCATTAAGAACTCCATACTAGCAACACCCTTATCCGTCAGAGTGAAGGTGTATATCTGCGAGTAGTAGAGCAGAGCCATACGGATACCGAAGTCCAAGAAGGTTTGATCCCCTATGGTTCCATCAGCATCGTCATAACTACCAGCATCCCCAAGTACAGACTCAACCTTAGAGGCGGCCATCTGGCATACACGTAAGGTCTTGTCTGTATCCTGAGTGACGGTAGCGTCACGTTGACGGCTAAGGTCTATTAGTGTTGAGTCTGCTATCAGCAATGCTAAGTCATCTTGGATGCGTTCAGCGAATGTTGCAGTTGCCATCTATTACCCTTCTGCTGTTACTACTTCCTGTTCGGAGCAGCCACAGTCTTCACACTCTTCAAAGTGCTCTTTCATTACTTCGGACAGTGTTGTTAGCGCCGCTTTGACCTGAACATGTAGTTCAATGTGGTCTAGTCCGACGGGGAACTTACCTGATAGTGACAGGTTGATAGCCTCTACTGTTATCTGAAAGGCTTTGTTTGCTTCTTCTTTATTCATTCTTAGCTCCAGTCTTCCCAGTTCGCCGTAGCTGCTACGTCACTGCGGAAGTATCGTCCTAAGCCCATGTTAGCAAAGTACTTCTGTGTAGTACCACCTTCGGCACTTGTAGTCTGAACAGTGAACGTGTCACCCTTCTTGAAGTCACCGTTAGCGTTACCACTAGCGTCTTGAGTCGTACCGTCGAACAAGGCTGCGGTGTATCCGTTGATGAGTGTAGCGTTAGCCAACATCACATCATCGAAGGTTATGGTTCCTACTGCCAGCGATGCCAACTCTACTTGTACCTTCAGCTCTTTAGCAGAGACAGGTATATCGAAGGGGGCGGCGATAGCCAAGACCACTGGTACATCGTTAGTCAGAGAGCCTATGGTTATTGAGAGGGTGCCATGTGTAACGCCCTCGTCCCTATCCATCAGCTTAACTGTTAAAGTACCTGTAGCACTAGACTTACGTTCAACCTTGATAGCCAAGGCTGCCATTGTGCCAGCCTGAATACGACCAGCAGTGAGTAGACTATCCATTACGAAGTCAGCACTAGCATCGAGAGAGTATGCTCCGTTGATGGGGTCTGTTGACTCCTCAGTTATGGTTGCGTCGCCTGTGGAGATAGTCCATTGACTCAGCTTATCTGTTCCTGTGCCGGAGATAGGTGTCTCAAAGTCTCCGTTACGTATCAAGTTACCCGCACCACTGGAAGCTCCAATAGAGCGTATAGTATCGCCTGAGCCAGCCTTAGGCTGCTGCGAGGCGAAGTCTGTTATTACTGTACCGAAGTCATAGTTGTATGAGGATGAGAGGCCGGAACCGTTCTCTTCCCACGGGTACTTACCAGTGCTTGAGCCTTTGATCGTGAACTCTGGTGAGCTTACGCCGTCTACTCTATCGCACTCGAACACGAAGTCTTCTACATGTCCGTAGTCTATGATGTCGCCACTCAAGTCAACACTACCAACTGATAGTAGTCCTGCGCCAGAACCAACAACTGTTGCTGCTGTATCCTTGGTGTAGCCGCGCTTCTCTATCTCGTTGCTGTTGTCCACCATGTACTGAGCGAACGTATCTATGTTCTGTGTGAAGTCTGTTAGGTCTGGTGAGCCAGCGAGCCTACCTAGGGCAGGAGCTGACGCTTGTGCGATACTCTTCCACGTCTCAAAGGCATTACCTAGTTGACTAATAAACTGGTTCATAGCCGTAGTCATCTGTGAGTTCTCTGCTACTTGGTCGCCTACTGCTATCTGGGTCTCCAGTGCGTTGAGGTCAGTAGCACCAGTACCAGTTAGGTATGTATGGAATTGGTTACCCAGCTTGGTGATAGCTCTCACAAGGTCTAGGGTTTCAGTTTCTGTTCGTACAGCCATTGTGTATTCCTTATGAGAAAGAGCCGGCTGTTTTTACCAGCCAGCTCTTGCTGTTGTAACTATTGTTTCTATAAGTACTTACGATTACGCGTCGTTACCGATGATGCTAGCTGCGTTGTTACCGAAGGCAACCTCGTAGGCCCAGCTTGATACGAAGGTCTGAGCGCGGGAGATAACATAGCTATCTGAACCGGAATCAGTCATATCGAGCACAGGGCGCTGTTGCCAGCCAACCATCAGAGACTTCTCAGGTGAATCCAGATCGAAGAACCAGATGTCATCAATGCTTCCGCTAAAGTAGCCGTTTGGCATTGCGACAACAGTACCTTCAGGAATCTTCTGAGCGCCTTCCAGCGTATCAGGATCAAGAGCGTCCATCACCGACTGGTGGATCAACACGCCGTTGGTAGCACGGGGATCATACATGATACCCATACGAGGCCAACCACCGTTAATCAACTGGTTACCTGCACCACGCATGGCGAGGAAGCCAGCACGGGCTGCATGTACAGCCGCACGTACTTCTGTTGCGCTGCCTGAGACAGCAGTACCCACGAGGTTATCGAGAGACTGTCCACCCGGCATTGCGCTAGTAGCACTGTAGAACGCACCACTAGTCAGGTTACCTGCGGATTCACCAGTGAGGAGCAAGGCCGTCAGTCTCTTATCGAGGTGAGACACACTCTTCATTGCGATTCCACGGAGCATACGGGAGACAGCACCACGGCTGATCTCGTCCGTCTTCTCCAACAGGTTGCGGTTCATCTGTGCGCCGTATGTGAATACGAGCGTTTCATACAGTTGAGCTGCACTGTCTGGGGTGTTCATTGTGACTGTACCGCTAAACTCTTCTGCTTCGCCCGGAAGGGTGATAGCAGTGGGCTTGAAGAAGCCCTCAGCAGCAGGTACATCCATGAATGTACCATCAAAGACGCTTGAGCTAAGTTCTGCGTTGTAGATTTCGTAGAACTCGACAAGCGATTCGCGCAGTCTGGTTTCTAATACTGAAGCCATAATAGTATTCCTTTAGTTTAGTTGGAGCACCTATGACTCCTTTGTTAGTTATTCCTTAGTTACTGCTTAGTACGCAGCGCACTTGACCCAAATCTCAGTCGCACTGATGACTTCACTGATCTTACCAACCGCGATGTCATTAGTACCCGTACCAGCACTGGTTACTTCGTTATTCAGTTCTTGTACGACTGCATCACCTACATTAGCGATGGCGAGGCTACCGTCTTCGTGCACGCACTTGACGAATGCTCCACCAACATCAACGAGGATGCTGAGGTCACCAGCACTACCACCTGAGTTGTCAGATGCTTCCAGAGCTATGCCCAAGAAGAATGTACCAGTTGTGTCTGTTGAGTTAGCTACATATCCTGCCGCGTTAATCATTACCATTGCACCGTAAGGGATAGACTCAACCGCTTGTGCGAGACGAACGCTTGGTCCGCCAGATGGGCGGTAGCTATCAACGATGTTTACTGTACTTGCTGCCATGTTATTATTCCTGTTTTTGTGTAGGACACGGTTTCAAAACCGCTGTTCCTATTTCATCCTACTCGAATTAGATGCGGTTAATGACCTTACCAGTCAGGTCCGCTTTGTTCTTACCTTGACAAATCGTTGAGAAGGTGTCGAAGTCGATCTTGCTATCGTGCTTATCACAATATGCTTTGTGTTCGATCTTCAGTTGATCTTCCAGCTTAGGAGCTTCATAAGTCTTTTCCATCTCAAGACTAATATCATCGTTAGCCTTTTCCATGAGACGGGTGTACTCAACGCCCATAGCCATAGTGTTATCGCCAAACTTAGCGAATGAGGCTTTGAGGTGCTTCTCGTTGGTGTAGCCCTTAGAGACGAGGTTACGTACATAGCCATCAACGGTGATGTCGATCTTCTGCTTTGCAACTTCAGCAAGAGCAGCCTTCAACTTCTCTTCGTTGATTGGATCGTCTTCTTCGTCGATCTCTTCTGGGTCTTCAATCTTAGCAGACATCGCTTCAGCAATCATGCCAGCGATCTGTTCGAGGTCTTCAGGTGATAGTGCCATTTTGGATTCCTTGTGTGTGGTCCCCTTAATGGGACTATACTTATATTTCATCGAGAGCGTCTTGAATGAGAATTCCTCTTCAAGCTGCTCCTTAGTAACGTCTACAGTTAGATCGGCCCAACCTTCTGAGTCCTGACCGAAATCACCAGACAAGAGTGAGATACCTTTGAGTTGTGCGTCTTCTTCGCTCCAACCCCATTCAATACTACGCTCTGTCAACTCACCCGCTTCAACCATACGGATGACATCTGGGTTTGTAATAAGTATATCGGCAACTAACTCCTTGCCTGATATATGCAGGTTTAGTATCCTACCTACGCCCGGACCACCGTGGTTTAGCAGCACGAAGGCTCCTACCTTACCGGCTTCCACACGTCTGTTGTAGTGTACTAAGAACTGCTCGAACGTATCTACTGTGAGGTCGCGGAGAAAGTCAGGACGTTGCTCCTGTGTAGTCTCTTTAGACAACTCCACATTCTTAATGAGCAGACCTTCTGCTGTCTTCTCTGCTTTATAGTTGGCTGTAATCAATTCAGGCATTGTCTTCCTCTGTAGGCTCTTTATCGGCAGCCACTTCCACTGCCTGTTCAGCCTCTACAAATATAGCATTGGTTAGATCGTGTAGTGCGTCAGAGTGTTCCTTATACAGATGTATCAGTCCCTGAAGGCGCTGCACTTCCTCCTGTAGTATCTTGATCTGGTTCTCTAGGTAGCTCTGCACTTCGGGTGTCATCGTCATCATTTAGTTCTCCGTCTTCCACTTCAATACTTTGATCGTCTTCTTCTTCTTCGATTTCGCTAGGCTCAGGCCAAATGTAGATTTCGTGCTCTCCCACTTCAAGAGCAGGGATGTCAGGGTTCTTAGCTAGTATCCAAGGTAACAGGTGACGGTTGAGACTCTCAGCTATAACCATAGCACTAGAGAATACCACTTCTGACTCTTCCATCAAGTGTACGGCAGTATTACCTGTACGTTCTGCATCATTAACTGTCGAGGTAAGCTGGTTACCCAAGAACATCTGATCTATCAGACCCTCTAGGTACTTACTATACTCTATCATATCCTCGAAGCCTTTGCCCTTTGGCTCAATGAGTTCTAATACTTGCTCGTCTGTGAGCATTGCCATCTGGTTATTCTTCAACGACTGTAGCTTGGTGGCGGCGGAAGATAAAGCTGATTGTACTCTATCAGGGCGTACATCAGATATCTTGTTCTTGAAGACCCGGATAGGCAAAGAGAACAACTCCATATAGGAATCTGTGTGTTTCCGCGCATCTTCCCAGCTCTTAGCTATCTTGTATGTAGATAGGCCTACTTGTAGATCACCCTCTGGTGAACTACCAGCTCCGGGTCTATGTATGATGAACTGATCCATTGGTAGTTGTGCGGCCTGTACTACGGTAACGCCTGTGTTCTCTTCGACGCGCATAAGACGAGTACCGTCCCACTGCATGTCTCCACCAGCATTGAACTTACGTCGTCCACCCATGAAGAAGTCAGGGAGTGTCCACTTGGGATCAGACACGTCAGTCTTGATCTGCATGAAGCGTACACCATCCACAATAGCCCATGTGAGCCACATTATCATGTCAGTCCAGTTACTAGTCAGGTCTAGTATCTCCGCTATGGCTTCGGCTCTTGGGCCTTCGCCTACGACAG